GAGCGGTAGCAACAGTTTTGTTCTTCCAAAGACCGGTTGCAGATTCGTAGGTTAATACCTGTCCGTCTACTTCTGACGTGATCAGTACGTCATGGATCTCGTCAAGCTCGTATCCGTTTTGCGGGCGAACATAGATCTGACCAGCTCCAGCGTTGGCCCGCTCGACAACACCGATATACACCAAGTGGTTAGGGGCAACCGGCTTAGTCGCGGTCAACGTACCGACCGTCGCTCCGAGATACAAAGTATCTCCAGCGTTAAACGCAGAAGTATCTACGTTATTTAGAACGCCCTGACAAATAACATATCCAATCTGTCCAGCAGCGATGTTCTCCGCTGCAAGACCTAGGGTCTTTGCAGACGTAGCGTCTGACGTGTTACCGGCTAACTTAACAGTCGCTCGGTCACCCTGAGCCTGATATAGGTATACGGGCTGACCTTTGTTAATCGTGACAGATTCAGCGTTCGTCACGTAGGCATGCATCGTCTGGCCAACGTGAGTAAACACGTTGCCACCAGCCATCCCCATCTGCAGAGAGCCGGTGTCTGGGTCCCATCCCAGACGACCGACAGCAGGGGTGATCGTCGCGGCCGTGTCAAAATCTACGTAGTCAGGCGTACCAACGCCCCCAGTAATACCGGAGATCGACGTGATGTCGGTGTTTGCTCCTTCTTGAGCATAACGAGCGTCCGCTTCGGATTTGGTATATCCATCGCTAAGCCCGCGAATAGAATACGCGACAACATCTACAGAGTCGCCAGCGGCAGCAGCGACTGCTAAAGATATGGTAGCGCCGTTAGTAGCAGTGTAGTCGTCGCCTTCAACTAGACGCACGCCGTTTAGGTACACATCTACGTACCCAACTGTATACCCCGCAGGAGGGCCAAACAACGTTTGACCTGCAGACGCAGTAAACGTGGTTACAACCCTAGTGGCTTCTCCAGCTCCAGGAGTATTACCTATATAGCGCATCTACTTTATCCCTCAAACGAGATACGAAATAACGGCGTCAACCGCGCTTGATGCGCTTGCGTAAGCGGTAATGGTATCCCCAGCCTCTAGTACTACTTTTTGGTCACCGCCGACAACTGCCAACGCGCTGCCCGCTGGTACTGTTGCATCTTTGACCAAAAATGCAGATGTGCCGCCGCTTTTATTTAGCTTGGCAGCTACGTTTACTGCAGAGACAGACGTGTTAGCGAGCGATAGCCCGATAAGAGTTTGAGTCTGACCAGCAGAGACTGTAGTAGTAATAGTGGTAGGGGACCCGGAGGTACCAATATTAGGCGTGGCGAGTGACTTAAAAGCCATGTGTTACCCCAAAGCAATAGCCATCGCAACCGCCTGACTATCTACCTCAGCGGTAGAGTACACGCCCAGATTGCTCCGGGCGGTACTCGCGCTAGTGAGGTCGCTGAGATTGGCGGACTTCTCTGACTTGTCTGTATTCAAGTTCGAGAAGTTAGCGTCAACCTCCGCATTGGTCAGCGGCGATCCTTTGACGTTACGAAGTGTTACTTGTGACATTCCGCTTCCTTAGAAGGAGGGAGGACGGGTCATCCCGTCCTACCCAATCACACCGCCGACAGCGTAATCGTCCAGGTGACGGACAACGCGTCGTCTGCACCCTTGTTCACCACAGGGAACACGGTGCGGCAGAGCATGTCGCCAGAGGTCGAAGCGTTGAAGATGCCCGCTTCGGTCACAGCGCCAGTCGCATCACCAGGCTCGAACGAAGCAACATAGACAACCTTTTCGTTGTCAGTGCCAGCAATCGTGGTCGAGTCGAGGGCTTCACGCGAGCCGAGCAGGCTCACGAGATCGGTCTGAGCAGCGGCCGCTGCCGTGGTGCCAGCGCCGAGACCCATATGGGACATCACGGACTTCGAAGTACCAACCATGCGGCTGATGATGTAAGCCAATCCCGAGCTAACAACGAGATTATCGATCTCGCGCTCGTCCTTGACGTTACCGTCTTTGTCGCGCAGAACAATGTTCAGCCGACCCTTAACTTTCAAACTTTCAAGCGTATTCATCTAAAGGACCTCACTAAGTGAATGTTCGAGAACTACCGACGAAGTCTTCTGCGAAATACGTGATGTCGCAGTACCCTTGCGCCAGTAGCGTTCCCGAACTTCCTACTGACACAGAATCTGACTTACCAAGGTTCGGTTGCTTTAAAGGCAGATCCGAAACAACGGTAGAGTCAGACAGGTTCTTTGAAAGCGATCGTACCAGCTGATCGATCGCCGTTGCAGAGTCATCAACGCTACGTAGGAACGTGGCGATGAGTTGAAACGAGTCCGAGAGCTGCAACCCCTCGGTAAGCGACTTGAACGACGCGAGCACCTGGTCGTCAGAGACGAACGTGCTGTCGGCGCGGGGCTTGGACAGCTGCTGTGCGACGGCGTCGAGCAGGCTGACGTTGTCCAACACCGGCTTCGACAGCGACATGATGGCCGCGTCGGCCACCGAAAGCGCCTCGCTGAGCGCCTTCGACACCTGCAGGAAGTCGGCGTCCGAGAGGAGACCGGCGTCGTCCAGGGTACGAATCGAAGTAAGGGCGAGCAGGATCGTATCCGTGACCGTTGCAACGTTAGTTACAACTTTGACGAACTGGAGTTCCTGGTCGTCCTCGGCGGTCGTAGCTCCGTCGAAGTCGTCCGTGGCACGGAGTAGATCTTCGATGGTCTTTTGAATCGAGCGGACAAGCGTGTCGGCCAGCGACGTGGTCTCAAAGAGGCCCTTGTCGAAGACGCGAGTCGACGCATCCGTCAGCTCTGCATCATCGAAGAACGGCTTAGCCGTCTCGAGTGACGGCGCGTCAGTAACAGCGGCTGCGTCCGCTTGAGGCTTGCTCAGGCTGCGGGCCTGCTCGTCGGCGATAGACGCAATATCCGAAACGCTCTTCTCGACAGCGCGGACAGCCTCGTCCGCCAAACTGCCCGCATCAGCCAAGGCCTTATCAACGCCGAGCGCCTGCTGGTCGGCTACTGCCGATGCGTCGGCCTTGACTGCGGTGAAGTCAGCCGCCACGAGGTCAGCCGCCGAGAAGGCGTCCGACTGCGGCTTGGACAGGTCATAAGCCGCTGCGTCAGTAGCAGCCGCGCTGTCATCGGATGCCTTTGAGAAGTCGCTCGAGACAGAGTCAGCTAGCTGACCAGCATCGGCCAGCGCCTTTGCAGTAGCCAGGACTTGTGCGTCCGAGAGGGATCCGGCGTCGTTGAACTTACGGACGTAGTCAACTTGCCGATAGAAGTCGTCAGAGGCGCTAGCTAAGTTGCTAGTGAACTTAAAGAAGTTCACCTCTTGATCGTCTTCCGCCGTTAAAGCGCCGTCGATATCATCGGTCGCGCCGACAATATCGAAGAAGCTCTTCTGGATCAGCAGCAGGTCAGAGTCTGAAACGCCTGCTATATCGGACAGGTTCTTTAAGATCTCGGTATTTAAATCATCAGCGAGGCTGATGGTTTCATATAGCACCTTACCAGTGGCAATAGCCTTGCTATCAACCACCGAAGCGAGATCAATCAACGTCTTATTGACGGCGTTTACCAGCTTGTCCTGCGTCAGAGTACCGTCTGTTAAAGCTTTTGCTACTGACGCGGTGCGAACATCAGTCAGCTGCAACAGCTCTACACGGTTCTTAATGAAGGACAGTATTTCTGCATCGGAGATAACGGCTGCATCCGACTGCGACTTTTGCAAGCCAAAAGCGTGGGCATCTATTGCCCGTAACGCATCTGCAAGCTTCTTATCAAAAGAGCGACGGAGGGTGTCAGATACCCGAGCTTCGTCAGAACGATCGACAATTAAAAGAAACAGTCCGATTTGATACGTGAGTGCAATAACCGCTGCTTGCGTGGCCGCAGCAATCTGCGCCGCCGAAGTGGCAGCGGAGATTACAGGAGCGGTTATTCCGCTCCTTATGACCCGCCAAGCAGCAGTCAGTTTCACGCGATGTCCTCGCGGACCTTGAACTTCAGAAGGTCGTAGACAGTCTGGCGAGCGCCGGTAGAAGACCAGAAGACTTCGACCTCGCCCTCGTACTCGCCAGCGGGGACATTAAGATCGTTGGCCTGCCAAGCAATTACGCCGACGCCATTAACTGCATCTACTACGATGCCTTGCCGGGAGAACAACGCGGTTGCCCCGCCTACTTGCCGGAAGTGCAGGGTAATAGCGGCTCCCGTTAGGTCGATCGGGTCGCCAGTGTTTTCGTCCGTCAGGACTACCCGGACCTGGGGGTATGTGTCGCCTTGGACAAGCTTAATTTTCTCTGCCATCTCAAACCCTTCGTGTGGAGGTAGAGATCCCCTACCGGATATTAGCAGGACCGTCTGTACAATGCACGCCCGACAGGTACAGGGCACGCTCGTCCATACGGCGTTTGACCAAACCAGGTAGCACCCGCCCCCCGGCCTTGGTCCATTTTAAGAACTCATCGGCGGCTTCCTCGAACTCGCCCCGGTTGGTTTTCATCCGCAACGAGCTACGTTGCAGGTTGCCGAGGCCGACGTTAAAGGCGAAGCTCACCAACGCGTCGAAAACTCCCTGGCGGCTAGAAGCAGCAGGGCACAGTCTAAGTACACCGCGCTCAAAACGGCTAAGGTCTTCAACAAGAAGAGCGTCAACTTCTCCCACGGAGAGGACTCGGTCCCAGCCAGGGGGTATCTGTAGATTACGCCGTTCCTCATATTTCACCTTAGCGTGAGACGGGTCGATCACATGCCCAACGCCGACCGTCCACAAGAGGGCAGGACAGCGGTAAGGTTTATTCCTTACCCCCTCGTGGTGCTTGATCATCTTGATCGCGGCGGGGGAGACTTTCACTTCTTGTTGAACGCCTGTGTTCCAAACCAGAAGGCGATAATGCTGCTAAGAATCAGCATCTCGTCGTCCCCGAACACGTTCTCCATGGCCACAGCAAACGGTACGCCTTGGTTCCAGGCATACCAGATACCCGTGATGTTAAGAGCGACCAGCTCAAGCACAAAGATGTAGGTGACAACCGGACGAACAGAGGCTCGCAGGTTAATCATCCACTGGCTTGCGCCTTTACCGATCTCGATATCGTGCTGATACAGAGACTGCCGCTCTTCACCAGCGGTCTGGGTCTGGATCTGCTCCAGCTTGATTTCTTCAACACGGGCTTGGGCAAGGAAGCCCTTCTCCGCCAAGGCCAGTTCACGCTCCTTCTGAGCAGCGACGAGAGCAAGTTCATGCTTCTTATCCTGCCGGTCTTGGAAGATCTGCAAAATCTTGGGGAGACCGCCTGCCAAGAATGACAGGAAGGTGCTAATCATCGTCATCATTTGTCGTTCCTCTTGTTAAGCAGATCAAACAAGGTCTTGATCTTGTCCTCTAATACTGCGACCCGCAGATCAAGCTTCGACAGCACGATGATCAGCGTAATCATTGCCAGGATGACTGGCCACGCGCGGGTGAAGATCTCAAAGAGTTCCATAGGTACCCCTTACAGCACGTTGTAGATAGGCAGCAGCCGGTCCTTCAACGTCCGGTCTACGCGCCAGCCATTTTGGAAAGCAGTATCAATAGTTTCAGCAGTGGGTCCTAAAAGAGTAAACAGCGGACTGTCGCCAAAGTTCGTTGCTTGTGAAGCCCCTGTGATAAGACCAAATGGGCCGCTAAAGTTCGACTTCTCAAACGCGGTGCCAAGGTACTCCGGCCAGTCCATACGATCGGTGCGGAAGTACTTCTGATCAGCTTCAACGAACGGGAACAAAGCGGCCAGGCCAAACTTCGCGTACTCGCGAAGCTCCATGCCCATCATTGCAAGCGGCATCGTGGCTACTGCAGTCAAAGCCATCAAGCCGACAGCCGAGCCAACGCGGCCCCACGGGGTACCGATGTTCTGCTCGCGAAGACGAGTCTCGGCTTCACTAAACATGCCGCCAAGAATGACTTTACCATAAGAGTAGAAGTATCCCTTCAACTGCCAGATCAAAGCATAGTGCGGGTCAGACGCCCAGACCGGTCGCTCTGCCGCATTAGGACGGAGTGTGGAAGACTCAACGAAACGCTGAAGTCCTTGGGCTACCTTCTTGCCTTCCGGTGTAGTCAGCTTGCGGCCTCCAGCAATCCAGTCCAGCACTTCCTGACGCGTCAGGCCAAGCTCGCTGAGATATCGATCTGCTCGTGGGTTGTTGAACTCGTTGCGTGCGTGCTTGGTGATGAACTGTACGCCCATGCCAGCCGCAAACTCACGAGTGAACCGGGTGAACCAGTTCAGGCCAGTAATGTTGAACCACCAGTCAGACGCCTTACGCGCCATAGGGTCCATGTAATCAGCGTCAGCTTCAGTAATCCAAGAGTTAGCTACGGCTTCTGGCGTAACTACGCCAATGTCACGAGCCAACTGCATGGCCTCGTCGCGATTTTTAATCGTCGCAATGACTTCTTTCATGCCGGTTGTAAGCGCACCGAACTCTTTTGAGGCAATGACTGGACCGGCCAAGTCCGTTACAGACGAGATAGCAGCGAATGGAAGAATCGTGACGAACTGAAGGAACTGACCCCAGCTGTTGAGCTTACGCCAGAACGGGCTAAGCGGAGCGCGGTACCCCATGTAAGTATTAATGACACCCATGGCCGCTTCACGGTCCTCTGGGCTAAGCGCATCGAGCAACGGCCTAAGCAAATCGTTGCCCTGATCGTCCTTAGTAGCGCGGTCAAATTCGACGCGCTTTATGACGCTACGGATATACCGCGAAAAGGCTTCCTTAGGCGGTACGAGAAACTGCCGCAAGTCGTTACGAGAGACGTTAGCGGTGAGCTTAAGCGCCTCATTAACTCCAGCGTTCGGATCGAGCGGGTTACCTTCTACGTTGTCGCCGTTGACAATAGCCTGCTGTAGATCGACGAGCTTCTCGACGCGGCTACGAATAGTCTGTGGGTTAGCCGTCGGATCAGAACGAACGATTAGATCAACAAACGCCTGCGGGTCGTTTGCGATAGCAATAAGATCCAGCACGCGCGGATAGTAATTCTTCTGGAATCCGATCTTAGTCTTAGACGGTGCAACATACTCAGCGTAGAACTCTTCCAAGAACTGGCGGATAGCCAGTGCTTTGCCGGTCAGCTGAGAAGTCGGCGTGTCGGACTCTGCTTCAGCAAACGCTGCGTCGAGAGCAGGATCATCCATCGCGCCAATTTCTTTCTCGATGCGGTTCTTGTACTCGTCAAACGTGCGAGCCGCTTGTGGGACAAAGCCAAGTCGACCTTTACCGGTTGGATCTTGTGCACGGACGTAGAACATGTCCGCAAGTTCGTTGCCACCGTACATGCGGAGTATGCCGTCCGCAGTCATGACGAACTTAAGGATAGGCTGAACGTACTTACTGCGCTTGAGTGCCGAAATCTTGGACTGCCAGTGTGCGGCAAGCGCCGGACCACCGCCCTGGATTGTCATTTCATCAAGCTGATAGACGAAGGCTTTCTCAGTGAAACCGAGGCCGTTCTCACTCACGCTTGTGCGGCGGGAATCTAGGACTGCGTCCATAAACTGCTCAAAGCTCTCGTTGACTGCTCCGAGCTTACCGCCGAACCGCTTGCGAAGGTTCTCGCTAGTGGCGTTCCAAAGTTTCTCAATACGGCCGACAAACTCCTTAAAGAACTTGTCGACGAGGCTCTTCGGTTGACTCTTGGCCTGTCCCTTTCTATACCGCTTGTTAGCCCATAGAGCTACTTGATCCGAGAACCACTCCTCGAAGCCACGGTCGAAGCCGTACTGGTCCTTCAGCTGCTTAAAGGCTGGCGAGCTTTGATACGCTTTGAAAAGACGCTCGCGAAGCGCTTTGTTCGTCAGCGCTTTATCGCGTTCTTCTTTGTACAGGCTATGGCCAATTTCGTGCGCCACAACAAGGGCGTCCTGGAGTTGGTTACCAGACTCTCGGAATATGATGACCTTTCCGAACTCACCGGAAATATGTCGCCCGAGCTTATTCGGGTTATCCCGCATCTGGCTAAGGCTCAGACGAATCGTAGCCAAGCCGCTCGGAAACTCAGCCTCAAGCTGCTCCCGAGACATAGCTTCCAGTTCAGCAAACGTATAGATACGAGGCGGACTCTGCAGCTTCAACGTATCAATAAGATCGTTGATCACGCTTCGAACCATGCTGTCGATTGAGTTCGACACCCGCTCGCGCACGGTGCGCTGCTCAGCCGCTGGACTAAAAGTGCTCGGGGCCGCGCCGCGACGGAGATCGATTGCTGACACAGGCGTGTCAATGTTCATCTGAGTAAGCAGCTCATCGCCACGTACCCCTGACTCAATCATTCGGTCAGTCTCAGAACGACCGTCAGAAACTTCGTCCGGTCTGTCCGACAGCTCCTGCTCCCTAGCTAAACCGGCTTCGCGTTGTTCTGCCGTAAGCGGTTCAAACTGCGTCCCCCTAAATAGATCATTTAAAGAGACACGGTTGGTACCAACAACAGCCGCTGTAACATTGCCGAGTTTTTTAGGGATTACAGAAGCAGCGGCAGGATTTCGGTCAGGGGTCAACTGGAACCCTGGAAACAAAGACTGCCCATCTATCTGAACGTCGTATCCTTCGATAGCTAGATCAGCAAGAATTTCAAGCAAGCCTGCACGCGCTGCCGCTTCAGGAGCTACAAACGTAGCGCCAGTACGCGGGTCTTGCCGCATCTGAAAGCCAGCGCCTTCGCGGCCTTCTACTAATCGCTGGCCAGCAGCGGTCAGGTCGACAAGGTTTACTGCCGACTTCTTACCATCTGGCCCGACTACTACAACGCGAGAGTTGCGAGCGTACTTACTCTGCCGTGCGCGTTGAACAGCTGCTTGCAAGAACGTCTGCGCGTTTACGCGTGTCTCAGTGCCGTCTGTGCTTATCGAACGGAAAAGATCACCGAAGTCATCGCGAACAATCTGGAAGCCGCCATCCGGTGTATCCTCAATGGATACAGCCGAGTCAGGGTTAGAACGCTGCTCGTTAGCAGCCGCGTTCAGCATAGCCTCTGTCATCGCACCAAAGCGACGATCGTTCCAATTCGTCTCACCGAACACGCTCTCAAAGTTAGCGCGGGCCTGAGCGGTGTTATCAAACGTACGAGTTGGATCGGCCTTGCGGCCATACGCACGAACAATCGTACGCTGACCTTCAATAGTCTGAGTACCTGTGGCAAACGTATCTACATCAGTCTGGTCTTCAGTTCCGTCCTGATCGTCTTGAACGTCCATCTCGCGAATTTCGACAGACTGTTCTGCTTCGAAACGACGCTTGCGATCTTCGAGTGCCTTCTCGACGGTCGTCTGTTCAATTCGACCACCTTGCGGCATCAACTTGCTAGCCGCTTGAAAAGCAGCGGGTAAGTTATCTTGGCTGGTCGCCTCTTCGGAAATGACTCGCCCGTCTCGATCGAACACTTGAACGACTAAGTCGCCAGGATTGGCCGCGTCTTTTACGGCGCTGTAGCCAAGGGCAACCTGTAGTGCCTTGTCGGATGCACCGGCTGCTACTACTTCCTCGACCAGATTGCGGTCGGTAGATACGATCGTGCCACGGCCAGGAATAAACGAAGCGAAGGCTTCGCTGCCGTTTATCACCAACTCAGAGATTCTGTTTGGACGAGCCTTAATCTTGGTGGCCTCGCCAGCCACCCACACAGCTTGTTTGCCGCTAGTCGGGTCAATCATCGCCCTAAGCTGTGCGTCTATGTCGCGCTCTGGCTCGGGAGTCGTGCCACCAGAGAAGATGTCACCGAACTGTTCTCGGTTGATCTGGTCATTGACCCGTTGCTCACGGGCGGTGTCCAACATGCGGCGGGCACGATCAAATATGTTAGCGGCTTTATCTACAACGCCACCGGCTGCGTCGCGAGCACCTTGCGGAACTCGAGCCATTGCGTCGCCCGTAGCACCAAGCACGCCGCCAGCCGCACCAGGAGCAGCACCGCCAAAGAAGCCAGCAAAAGCAGATTCAGCTAAACGCAGGGATGCATCTTCGGCTGTGAACAGCGGGTCAAGATCAGCACGGTTGGCAACCGCGATACCTTCCTGCGCTAGTTCAGTCGTCGCTTCGATAGCGCCGCCTTGTAAGGCACCGGTTCCGATGCGCTTGGCGAAGTTAGCAAAAATTCCGCCTTCTACTGCAGCACGCTTCGTAGCCTGCTCGCCAATCAGTTTCAGCAATGCGTATTCGCTGCCTACGCCGATGGCGGCTTGGGGCACGCCGACCGCAGCAGCACGAAATGCTGTGCCCCTATCAAGAGGCTGTCCAGCTTCCAGAGCTTCCGACAGGTTGCTACCCGACAAAGGCGCGAACTCGGCAGCAAAACCACCGCCAATTGCACCGCGCGTAGCCGCTTGACGAAGTGAGCCGTAAGCCAGCTCAGCGATCTGCTGCTCGGCGGGATCAGCAATACCCTGAACAGTACGATCAACCGAGTCCTTAATAATACGCTTGGCCGCCTGGCGGTTTACTTGGTTCAGTACACCACGACCAACAACAGCGGTCAGTGCGCCAGTACCGGCACTAGCGATAGACAGAGCAGCGGAGGGTAGGACTTGGCCAAATCCACGTGTAGCTTGGCTAATAAAGCCGCTAAACGTAGGCTGATCTAAGAACTGCTCAAATGTCTCAAGCCCTTCGAGCGGAGCAGCAGCGAACTCTTCTAGAAGCCTAGCTTCTCGAATGTTAGTTTCTGCAGCGCGAGTGTCGCCTACTAGCGTGTTACCTAGCGCTTTAAAATATTCGAGGTCAGCTGACAGTCCTTGAATGCCTGACTCAACAGCCCCGCTAAATTCTTCGCCAAGATTGGCCGCTCTACCGCGAAACTGCGGAGTAGGGGCGTTACCTACAAACTGTTGAAACTGAAGGTCCTCTTGAGGACTAGTCTCGTTACCAGCGCGGAGGAACTCGGCAAACGGATCGTACTGCTCAGTAGCCATGCTGGTTATTGTCTAGCGTTTTGAGCTGCTCGACCAGAGGCTATGTCTTCGTTGATGAGAGCCGCGCGTGCAAAAATCTGAAAGAGCTCAGGACCACCGTCGATGTTCTGCATTTGGGTAGCAGTTATCTCTTTGCCCTGTTTCCTACCAGTTCCACGGTTTACAAGGTAGAACGACGTGACAGTTCCATCCGCATCAGTTACGGCGCGTACGTTCTGAAGCCTCTGAGCCATGGTGTCCACAGTTGGTTTGCTACCAAACCAATCGTAGATTACATCCTTAGCACCACCGAATAAGCCAGCGCTGGGCAGCTCGTCAAATATGACTGCTGCTGCCTGAGACGATTGGCCTATGTGAACACCGTAATATTCACGCGCTGCAACCGGATCAAGTCTAGCCATCTGGCGGATAAACGCCTCGTTTCTAGGCAGTGACATACGAGCCCAGTTAGACACTGCGTCAATGTCGCCCTTAGTAGGACGTCCGTCCACAGTGGGGTTAAGAACACCAGCGCTTTCTGTAAGAGCAGTGTTTAACGCCTGGATGTTAGCCAACTTAACTGCATTGGCGTCTCCCGCTCTTTTAGCTGCGGTAGCGTCTCTGTTAGCTTGTAGCTCACGCTCCCGCAACGCCAATTCCCACTCATTAAGCTCCTGATCACGCCGTTTGACTGCGCTCAAGAACGGGCTTCCGGTCTCGCCGGTGTTAGCAATCATCGTCATCAGCTGCTGCTGTTGCCCAGCGTCATTCGACTGAGCATAGGCTACTGCGAGTGTTGCAATTATCTCTTCGCGCGGTAGGGCCTTAGAAGCAGTACGGATTGCGTTACCGGTTGTGCCAGATACTCCGGCCTCTGTGAGACGGGCTCGCAAAGCACGGACTTCCGGCTCAGAAAACTTCAAAGCCCCACTCTGTATAGCTCCTGCTACGTCAGAGGGTGATAGCTCTCTAATACGAGAGATAACATTTTGTTCAAGGACCTGATAATCAGTTGTACGCTGAATCGGCGTATATCCGCCAGCCTTAATAAATGCCTGTTTCTTCTTATCAACGTCCTGCTTACGAGCGTTCCAATACGAGCGCGACTCAGCAGTCACGTTGGGTTTGGCAATAGCTTCTTCGGCCTTCTTCGCATCAGCCTCGTAACCAGACCAAGTGTTTTGATTTTCGGTACGGATAAACCCGGCTTTTTGAGTGGCGAGATCAGAAATCTCGGTCTCGAGTTTCTCGCGACGCGGGTCGTTAATAGGCAGCTGATTAGCTTGCTGACGCTTAGCAGAGATACGGTTATCAAAACCTTTAACCGTGCCACTCGCCTTAAATACGTTAGCCCCAGACATTTCCCCAGCGCCGGACACGCTTGCTTCTTGCCTATCAGCCCCAAGTACCGTAGACGAAGCTCCGCCACGCATATTTACTTCGGCTTCAACACCGAGATCTTTTGCCACCTGCCAAATAAATTCTTGCTTCTGACGCGGGTCTTTAATAGCTGAAAGCTGAGAAATAAAGGTACGACTAGCTTCTACAGGAAGACCGCTAGCATCAATAGCATTTAAAACGGTGCGTGCCCCAGAGCCACCGGACTGAGCGTAGTACGGAGGTTTATCCTTATTAGCTTCGGCAATAGTGGTACCTACGCCGAGACCAGTACGAAAACGACTTTCGGCGCTAGTAGCACCAAAGTTTGAGTTGGGGATAACACGCGTCTGCAAGCCGGTAATAGCAAGATCAACGCCTTCGTCGATCGTGCTAGTAACAACGTTTTCGTCCGGACCAGACCCGCCTTGAGCTGTCAGAACGCCAGGGCGACCATCTCTATACGAGCCGGTTATTACGAGTCTGCCCTGCTTAAGGGCTTCTTTGTCGACCCCAGTGAAAGCAAAATCTGTAGGGCCGTAGTTATTACGGCCGATAGCTTCTTCGCGCTTATTGACGTTCATGACGTCAGCAAGAAAACGAGTGTACTGTTCGTCTCCAGCCTTAACGCCCCTTGCTAAAGCGTCACGGTCTATAGTGCCGTCCTTTTTAATAATACCGAGTGCCTGACCACGCCCGAATACACGGTCTGCATCTACACCAAGTTCGGTTCTAGCAAACTTGCGTCGGTTTTCATCAGCCTCTGCTTGGGCGCGAACGTCCGCGTTTTGGTTTAGCTTGAGTTGTTCTTGTTCACGGCCAGCCCGTTCACGAGCAAGATCCAGCTCCTGTTGCTGAAGAGCAAACTGCTGCCGTCGCTGTGCTCCGGCTTGTACTCCCTGGAAGCCAGCGAGAATTGCACTACCAAGATCTTGTGCCATGACTTACCTCTAGAACGCAAACGCCAAGATAGCCGCTGATGCCAGCGATCCAATCGTGGAGTAGGTATTTGCTTTTGACTGCGCTTTGGCCTGGGTGTAGGCATTCTTACGGGCTGTAGCGTCAGCCGCTGCAGAACCGAGTTGCTGCTGCGAAGCCCGATTGACCCCCTGACCGATGTTAATCAGGTCAGAAAGCAGTGCTGTGTTGGATTCACGCTGGGCAATCTTTGCATCATTAACAGCCTGAATACCGCCGAGCGTATTAGCGCGCTGTAATCGCAACTGCTGTTGTTGCAGTTGAGCAGGAGTCAGCTCTACGCCGTATCGCTGGGCGTTACGAGAAGCGACCCCTTGCGTCAAAGCAGAGGCAACCCCGACGTCTTTGCGAGCCTGATCAATCAACGTGCGATCAGTCTGAGCCTTACGAATCAGTGCTTCCTCAAACCCACGATAGTTCTGGACGTAGTCCATGTACTCCTGTCGAGTCAGGTTGGCGTAAGCTTTTTCTGGGTCGTCCACATTTGGGAGATTAGCGCCAGAAGTGCCACCGGTAGAAACGCCACCAATCTGCATATGCTGTTGCAGACGGAGCATTTCTTCCAAATTTAAAGACAAAGAAGAAGCGGCCATACGTTAGCCCCCACCAAAAACTTTTCCGCCAACAATGCTTGGTCCAAGTCTGGACAGACCAGGCTTGCTAGGCGTATACCCAGGTGACCAAATGACAGGCGCTGTTACTTGAAGAGCCGGAGGCGCGAATAGAGTAGGTGTAGCTACGTCTAACGTTCCGCGAGACGGGTAGTTACCAGCCGCAGTGCCGTAAGTGCTGTAGGCCAGACGATCTTTCAAGCTACTAACTGCTCCGGTTTTTGGATCGTTAGGTGTGAAAAAAGTACCGCCGCTAGCCCTGTTTTCAATACCCTGAGCGACAACAGTGCTGCCAATCTGAGCAACCGCAGCCTGCTTAGCCTGAGCTACCTGCTGATTAGCGCGGGCCTTCTCAAGAGCACTAGACGTAGCAAGACGGCTGGCCTGCGCCATACCGCTTTGTGCATCAGCGGCCTGGCCACGAGCAGTACCAAGAACGCCGGTCTGCATGGTGTTCTGAACCTGGGTAGCCGCTGTGTTAGCAGCATTTAGCTGGCCAGTAAGAGCCTGCGCCATATCGCCAGCCGCAGTCGGACTGCTCGCTGCCTGATAGCTAGGAGATGAAAGAGCCTGCATTACATCAGCATTGGCTCGGCCGCGAAGACCAGACTGAACATCTTCGGTCAGCGACTTATCGCGCATCTGCTGCAGGAGAGGATCGTACTTCTCTTTGAAGTACTGATACTCTGCCATCGCTACCGAAGCAGAAGCTTTCTCTGCCTCACTTGGCTTGTAATCAGCTGCTTTCGGTTTGCTGGCCACTATAGTTCCCTCGTATACACCACGGTATCAATCGACCAACCATTCTCGGTCAAGTGCGGCATCAAGCCTAGGAAGGGCGACCTCGTTTCCAGGTAGCTGTACCCCGCCTCGCGCGCCACTCTTTCGAAGAACAATTGGTATTTAGATACCAAGCTATTCCCCCTTTCTTTGGCCCACGCGAGCCAAAGAAACATCGTCTTCTTACCTGTGAAGGTGTCAGTCTCGGTTGTCGAAACGACGAAGCCTTCACTTGTCATCCAAAGCACGGCCTGGTGATTAACGCAGGCTGCGTAAACATCTTCTGCCCGATACGTAAGCGATTTTGAATTACGTAGTATCTCTTCGACACCGGGCCTTATCCAGTCCCACTCTCTTCTAACGTCGGCTACTACAGGCTCAACCGCCTCGACCGTAGCGATTACGTCGTTGGGAGAATGGTGTGTAAATTCCGCCATACGCCACCTTCCTAGCGATACCAACGTCGGCATTCCTAGCACGACGATCGGCTTGAATGATGCCCTCGTTAAACAACGAGGAGTACACCTGTGCGCCAGCAAAATCGGTCCAGCTCTTACTCGGCAAACGCAATAAACGAAACAGCGCTCCGTTTACGATCGTGTCCCGGTATTCAGACATCAGTTCGTCGTCAGCAGAGATAGAAGTCTGAGTGGGCTTCAGCTGAGCACGAACAATAGTGCTAAGCGCTTTAGTCTCGTTTGGAACCGGGACCATCCAGAACAACGACTGGCTGACTTTGACGTAGTACTCTGGGGTGCCCCGGTTGTCGGCGTCACGCCAGTTCTGCTTGCGCTGTTCCAGGAGGTTCGTGCTGATTGGCTCAAGGTCCTTACCGTCGTGAACGACCCACATTACTTTGTGGACCACGGTCCCAGTGGGCGGCTCAAGATCGTACTCGTAAATGCCAGCTACAGTAGTAACGGCGTCGAGTTCAGCCTGAAGTACAGCAGCCTTTTCGCACAGCTCAATAGTAGCTGCTCGAATGTTGTTTTCGATCAGCGTATCTGGACACCCCGGCACCATCGGGATGATTTCAGGGAGCAGCGACTCATAGAGCGCCATGCTTAATTACCCCGTTACTGCCGGAGCCGCCATAGCAAGCCGACTGGAGTCAAAGTTCGGCGAGGTCAAAGCATCAAGTTGTGCCTTACCGGTGATTGACGACATGAACAGCTGGAAGTGCGAAGACGCTCGCTGCTGGTTACCGGCATAATCCGCGTCCTTCATGTAGGCCATGTAAAGAACGTAGTTCATAACGGCGTTACCGAAGATATCAGGGATATCAAGATTGCCGTTCTGCGCCACGGTTACAGGGTTCGCCGAGTAGATAATCTCGACAAACGAGCTGGCGGCCGTTGCTACGCCCGGATACACGTAAAAGTTACGCGGGTTCTGCTCGTCATAGATGTAGTGCTTTACGACCACCGTATGTGCCGCGTCGCCCGTAACTAGCGGATCGTGCCAGTCAGGAGTTTGAGCATCAAGCACTTCGCGAGACACGATGCGAACAGCGCGCTTACCAACGCCGTTGGAGGCAGCCGACATATTGCGGACCACCCGAAGAAGGCGGTTGCCATCGCTCGGAATGTCCTGTTTTGTACCAGCAGCGAGAGTGACGGTTACGTTCTTAGCAGAAGCGTCCGGCTTGAGGAGCGCGATCTCCCGCTGGGCGTCATTGACCCAGAGTACGAGCTCATCCACTACAGGCCAACGGACACCGGTGGTGTCCTGGAGGGTCTTTTGAACCCGGTCAATAACGCTTTGTACGGTGACAGTCATGGTCTACCTCACGAGTGTAGGAACGCCTCCCAAGCAGCTTCGCGGTCTTCGGTGCTAACTGTGCGACCAACTACGCGGTTTACTGCCGACGCTTTGGGCGTCCCATCAGCCTTAAAGTCGTCGGGATCGGCAAACTGTACCAGTTTTTCCATCCCGTTAATAACATCATCAAGAGTCTTGAACTCTTCAAACGCCTCGACCTCTGCGGCCTTGGCGATAGGCTCCGTAACAACTTTAGCCGAAGGTGGTTTTGCCACGATCGGATCGGGAAGCTTCAATACATCCGCTTGTCTCGCTCCCATCTGAAGGGCCAGTAATCCGATCTCATCGGACACTTCGCGCTCAACGCCTGGAAGGAACAGTACGCACGCACCACTAAGGGTGGCCACCCGGATCTCTTGGTCTGCAATGACCTTCACGGAACCTCCTGGTTTGAAAGAGTAGGGGACCCCCTCCGAAGAGAGGGCCCCCTCACGACTTAGACAGCCGTGTCGAGGCAGATCACGCCGAAGTCCTGAACGGACCCGTTGTAATCGCTGTTGTACTTCGGCTTGCGGAGACCGAAGATCTTACCGATCGAGATACCAGACTGATTCTGGTAGTCGAAGGTGTCTTCCACGATTTCCGGCAGACCGATATCGGCCATCGCAAGCGCCTGAGCGCCACAGAACAGAGCACGACCACCGACGACGTCGGCGTTGGCACCCCACTTGTAGCCAGCGGCACCGGCGTTAGCCGAGGTACCCGTGGTCGCGCCAGCAGTGTTAAACACATGGCGGAACTCGTGCACCATCACGCCGTCGACCATCAACGAGCTCGAGCCAGCGAAGAGCTGGTTGCTCGGACCACGGATGCCAGCATTACGCACGTTGGCAAGGAAGTCCGAATCGAGCTTGAGGGCGGCCATCTGCTGCGGCGTCACGAAGAGGTGGAACACCTCGTCGTTGCCAGCGCCACGGACACCACGGATGTAGTTGTCCTTCGCGTAGGCCTTGAGCTCCACGATATGGCGGTACTTGAGAATGTCAGCAGACGTGATCGTAGTCGTATCACCGGCAACGATGTCGTTGCCCGAAACGCGACGGTGACGAGCAGCGGTCGGGGCCGACACGTCCGAGGCGAACTCGAGGTTCGACAGGTTCTGGCCAGAAGCCAAAACGCTGCGGAGACCACCGCTCGTCTTGTGCGTGTAAGCAACACCGGCGAGCGTCAAGAACGCGAGCTGGTCCATACGATCGGCCATCGCGTAGGCGAGGGCGTCACGGCTGGTCTCACGGAAGTTGACGACCGACTTCTGGTCAGCGAGGCGACCGGCAATGCGGTTCGCAAAGCGCAGCTGATCCAGCTCGATGGTGATGTCGTAAGCGCGGAGCGCCTCTTCGTTACCCTCGAGCGTGCTGTCGCCCGTCACGCCGTCGCCAGTCATATCGGCGAGCAACGTGATGACAGCCTTCGTGCCCTTGTCTGACTTCGTCAGCTCGGTCACGCGCTGGATCATTGCATTGGAACCCGAACCAGCGAACTGGTTCACAAACGACATATTGCGAGCGACGCGCCAGAAATCACGGCTCCACGCCGTGAGTTGATCACTAGTCAGCGCCGCAAAGTTAGTAAGA